TGTAGCAACACTACGTATCTTTGATTCAGAGTTCGGTGGCGTAGTTTATTTCCGCAGTCCTACCGCAGATGCCTCGAATGAGAAAAGCAAAGCACCGCCGATCCAGTCGCTTGGTTCAATGCATTCTTATTTGCGCCGTTACCTGTACCTAAATGCGCTTGAGCTTATAGAGAACGATGTAGTGGACGCTACTATCGGGAAAGACGAGCCTAAGTCAGCCAAACCTATTACCGTAGATGTATTCGATAATCTGGACGATGAAACTAAAGAATTGCTAGAAAACACAGCAATGGAAGTCCGTGTATTGTTGCAAAAAAACGACATTCAAGGAGCTATCGATTACATCACGTTACAGCAGTTTGATGCAGACTCTAAGACAGCATTTTGGAGTAGGTTAGATAGTAAAGAGCGTAGTGCAATTAAGAAATTTTCAACAGGGAAATAATATGACTGAATACGATAATACCGACCGTGGAGTTCTATACCGCAATGAGAATAAAACGAGTGAAAACCATCCAGACTATTCAGGTAGCGTCAATGTATCTGGTACTGATTACTGGTTATCTGGTTGGCTTAAAGAATCCAAGAAGGACGGTAAAAAGTTCTTTAGCCTATCGGTACGCCCAAAGAATGATGCAACGTCTAAGCCAGTCAATAAGCCAGTAGTAGCGGCTGACCCTGACGATCTTATACCTTTTTGATTTTTTGACCCTGTGGCGGGGTTTTTAACAGGGGCTTCGGCTCCTGTCTTTTTATTCTGGAGTAACTATGAAATTGCTTGATGAAGTTAAAGAACGATATCAAATTAAGAATGACGCTCAGTTAAGCCGTACTTTAGATGTGCCACCTCCTACGATAAGTAAGATTCGTAGCGGAAAAATTAATGTATCAGCAGACATAATCCTAAAGATTCATGAGTGCTTAGGTATGCCAGTAGCAGACATTAGGTCTTTGTTATGAAAGTGCTATTAGTGTTTGCGGCTTTATTAGCGGCTCTGTGGGGCTGTTCTGTTGTGCTTACTACCAGAGTACAGTCAGCCTATAACGCTGGCTTCAGAGACGGTAAAAACGCCTTTACAATCGATTCTCAATGCTCTGCTTGGCTAATGAACTCTAATCTTAAAGAAGCTAAAGAAAGAATATGCAAATGAATAACGATCAATTCTTCGGTTGGTGGAATGGAGACGATTTAACTCCAGACAATGATTTCCCTAAAGATAGCCCTATATGGTGGGCATGGGAAGGCTGGCAAGCTGCATTACGCGAAATGAATAAAGAAGCTGAAAAGAATGGTGAGCCATTATGAGATGCGGTAGATGTGAAAAAGAATTATACGAATGCAAATGCGTATGGGCTATTCCTATAGTTTGCCAACGCTGTGGAGAAGTTAATCCAGCAGATGTGCATACGTGTACACCTATAGAAAACCTCACGTCCGAGAAGATTATACAAATATCAGACAATAATGGTTAAGAATCCACGCAATCGTAAGGAAGATTATGACTGGCAAGCCATAATTGATGGCAATAGAATTGGCATAACTAACGTAATTAGAGGAATACGTAATGGTGAAGTAGACGAACTAGAGCTAGAAAAGCTCAATAACTTCGTGCAATTCTCATTAGCCTTGATGCAATTGTCAGGACCAGATAAATGGGCAAGAGCTAAAATGAACGCTGAGATGATGAATTACATAAAATCTATTGATTCATAGATTCGTAGTTGTTGACGCAATCTTGCTATTTCTAAATCACGCTCGTTTAATTTTTTTTGCAGACTTTCACTTAATGCGTAGACTGCTGCAATTTTCTCAAACCGTTGCTTATGATCTTCAAGCATTACATTGAATAACCGCTCAGACGCATCAATTTGTTTTTGAATAAAGTCGGACATATAGCTCTCCTACACTTCAATAATTTGACCTCTAAAGTACACAATTCCTTCTGAGATTACTTCACATAGCTCCGGAGGCATCAACTTACCCTGCCAGAACGTCAATACAGCAAATCCACTACGCCAGTTGCGACTATTATCTTCCGCATATTCAAAGGAAGGGTCATCTAAATTAGCCATAGTGCCTGTATCTACACCATAACGAGTTCCAGTATAGTCAGTCCACGGAGTAACTTTAAGGCTGTGTAAGTGACCTGTAACTACTGATGTACCTGATTTCAGAGTATTGTTGTATACCGCATGAATTCCGTTATGCCAGCGATGCTTAATCATTGTGTTATCGTTAACCATAATGCTTGTGCTGAACTTCCAACGTGGGAAATGATCCGTTAGATTCATCCCATGTACACCTTCAAATGCAGTACCAGCCTGAGCCGCTAAACGAGTATTAAAGCGCATATCGTGGTTACCCCACGTAAAATGTAATTTAGCGTTCTTAGAAGCGTTCTCAATCTCACCTAAACGGTCTTGGCAAGCGTCTAGCTCCTGCTTAACTGAAGGCATCTTCTGCCATCCTATAGGGTCGTGGCGGCTGATTGATGCACCGTCAAACGCATCTCCATTAATTACGACCATGCGAGGGGATAATTCAGGTATTAACTTAACGAAAGCCTTATGAGCCGTTGATATAATGTCTGGATAATAATGGCAGTCTGATGCGACCATAATCACACCGTCATCTATCTCTACGTTAACTCTAACGCCATTATTAGGAATCGTTACATTAAAGGTAGGACTGCGAGTATCGTGAGAAGTTAGCATAATAGAGCGTTTACTCTCTATGTCTCTACGCCTAGCGTAAGTATGCCGGATAGTTAATCCTAATGCTTTAGATACTTGAGACGCTGAATTGTACTGATTCCACACTGCAATAAATTCTTCGTCTGTAACTCTCATTAGTTCACCTTACGTATGAATTCACCACACCAATCGACACGTTCAGTAACTGGATAGCAACTCTCAAAGTTACCTTCAATTTCTATTAACGTAGGTGGGTATCGATAGCAGTAGCCTAGATCATCTTTAGGCTCGCAATTATAGAAAGCGCAGCTAATACAAGCTGGCATACAATCGGCAGGTATAGATTTTTTAGGCATTTAATCTATATATCATGTAGTTATTGCAATCATATTACAAATTACATTAGATACATAGCTCGTTCGTCTTTTCTTCTATTAACGAGTCCTTTAAGAACCTTACCGCCTCCTAAAGAATACTTTAAGAACTCATCAGCAGCACCATCATAGTCACCACGATTATGTTTCTGTCTGAGAGTTGATCTCTGTAGCGTTCCTAGTCCTACGTTAAAGCTAAAGCTGACCAAGCTATCCAGCCAGCTTTGCTTAGTGCCAGCACTAGGACAATATCTAAGAACTCCACGTTCAAACCTTTTAAGGTCTTGAGCAAGTATGGCATCTACTTCTTCCATCGTTAATTTGCGGTTCCAACCATCTGGTATTTCCAGTAAGTTGCGTTCTTCAAATGGAACTTTGGCATGGTTAGGATCAATTACATGACCTACGCCAATCGTCCAGAGTCGTGCAGGACAACGATAAGGCTTTAACCTAACGCCTTCGTGATGCTTAATGCATTCTAATGCTTTAGGACTAATCATTTGCCGAAAGCACGACCGCCAAAATGGAACGCTATGATTGAAGCAAATAGAGCCTGTGTTTCATCATCCCAGAGTTGGTTAGCTAACGTATTAAAATCTACGCCACTAATAATGCCTTTGTAGGCTAGTGTTGCATCAATAGCAACCAATAAGAAGAAGAAGCCATAGGTAATTACAGGACGTACACTAGCTCGTAAGTCCTTCATCCACTTAGATGTGCCTTCACTTAATGATTCATCGTGAGCGTAGATAGCACTCATCTCAGCTTGCTGTGCGTCGATTAGCGATACTTTCTCCGCAGAAGCAGTCTGCGTTCTAATCTCATCTAGCTTGATTTCTTCTATTTTTTGCTGTGCAGTAAATCCTGCTGCTGCTAACTGGAGTTCACGCTCAGTCTGAATTTGAGCAAGTTTTAATTCATGGCTCTTATCTGACTTATCTTGAAAGAAGTCTAATAACTTAGGCAAACCGCCCGACAAGAAACTTATTAAAGTAGAAACAAGAGTAAGCATTATTGTCCTTGCATTTCAGTTAACAGTTTTAAGCGCAATTCTTTCATCTTGCGTATTTCTTCATTAGCCACTACGGTAGCGTTATTCATGTCCATGTACATTACGCCCATCACAGGCA